TAAGGTATCATCAATGTCAAAGACACTTAATCTGCCTAATTTCTTTTCTTCCGATAAGAATTCTTTAAATGATTCCATTCTTATGACTCTAATAGTTAACATCAATATATTTATCTATTTCTTAGTCTTACGAAGATATCTTTACTATTGTTCATAATTTCTTTTAGAATTTTAGAACAAATTGCATTATACTCTTCTTTCAATTCTTCAGGTAATTCGAAAGGCTCTTTTTGAGTCATTTCGTATAATTCAAAATATCTTTTTTCTAATTCAGTCATGATTAACCCCATTTACTTGACATTGCATTACGTTCAGATTCCATTTCTGCTTCAAATACGATACGATTCATTTCACGATCATCTTCTTCTGCTTGAATTCTAGCTTTTTCTCTTGCTTGAAGTTTACTTTTTACTAAAGCAATTTCAAGAAGTTGACCTGCATATTTACATATACGAGGAGTACCTTTAGCATTAGGTTTTTTCCAGTATGCTAATTGCTTTTCAGACAATTTACCCCATTTCTCAAAGTAAGTAGCCATTGAAGTACCCATATAAGCATCGGCAGGAGTAAATCCTCTACCATTTGCATTGATGGTACCTTGAAGATTTTGCTCATCTTCAGTTTGTCTTTGGTTAAGAACCACTAAAGCGCGGCATATTGCTGCATCATTAGTCGTTAAGATTCTGATAATATCATTTTTGTTCATAATATAAGTATTCCTCAATAATTAGTTTATGTGACTATTATACACTGGTTTCTGAAAATGTAAACATTTATTTTTGATTATTGAGGAAATTCACTAGTTCCTAGGATGAAACAATTACCTTCTCATTCTTGCAGATTCAATTGCTTGTTCTTTACGGAGTTGCGCTTCTTTACATCTATGCATTATCCATTCCCATGATTCTTTTGGACCAGTTTGAGAATAATACAATTCTTTTTCAATTCTAATTATATTTCCACTTTTATCAATAACTACTACTTTACCTTTTAATTTTTCTTTTATTTCTTCTGATATTATTCTTCCAGTATTTGCTTCACTAAGTTTTTTTCTAGTTTCTTCTGAAATAGTTTTACCTTTTTGCGAGATTGATATCTTTAATCTAGTTTCTTCTGACACTATTCTTCCACGTAACATAATAGATATATCAGGCCTTTTTCTTCCTTTTAATTTAGCTCTTATTTTTTCAACCGCTTCCTTGGAGTTCTTTTTGCCCAAATTTGCCAAGCGTAACTTTTGTTTTGTTTCATCAGACATTTTATTTTTATTTCCAGGAGTTAATCCTTTAGTCCCTTTATTCCAAGGGATTTTTCCTTTTTTAGATAATGACAGTTTTTGTTTTGTTTCATCAGACATAGGTTTATAATTTCTTGTTCTACTACCACCTGTATCACCTCCATCTAATCCATTCTCTTCTATTAAATTTGCCCATAAATTAGAATTTACTATATCATTAGATTTTGAAAATGATATAGCAATAGTTTCACACTCGTATCTATCTTCAAATATTCCTATTATTTCAGTGATGACATCATACCCATATTTTTTGATATGTTTAGTCCAATAAATACCTGAACCTTTATATTTGTATGGATCTTTGGTAGTTTTACCAAAATATTTTAAACCTGTTATATTATGGGTTTTAATATATAAATAAGTTTTATTAAATTGTTTCATCTTTATAGCATTTCCTAGTATATTGTTACTAGTGTATTTATAAAAATAAAGATTTTACCTTCTCATTCTTGCTATATCTTCAGCATCCTGTTTCTTGAATACTGGAACTAAATTAGATTTATGCATAACACAAATTCCAAGTAATTGTTGACTTCCCGTATATTTCTGAGTTTCTTTACGAGTTCCACCTGATACTTTAGTAGTCACAGATTCATACTTATCATTACTAGATCTATGACTATAATTTGGAGTATACTCTTTAAACTTAGTAGGCTTAGAATTATCTACACCCCATTTCTTATAAAGAGCTTCTTGAAACTTTTCTGCTTCAAGTGCTTTTCTTTTATGTTCTGCTGATTTATACTTTACTTTTTTCACGTAATATCCTTACATATTCAAGTTGAGTAGTTAACCACTCTTCATAATCATTTAATAACTTTACTGATTTAATTTTGCTATAGGTCTTCTCAAAATCTCCCTGTCCATCACCTTTATAAAGATAAACAGGTTCTCCATCAAATGTTGCATTCACAGCATCAATACAATTAATATAATGTTCAATCATCAAGGTTTTCCTCAACATCTAAAATAAAATAGTTATTCTTGCCAAATTGTTTAGTCAAGACTTTATCAAATTTAGGTTCCTTTGTATAAACTGTTGTTAATCGATACTGTTTAACACCTGTATCATAGGAACCTGTAAAATATTCAACTGTAATTACAAACATTTATTAGTACTCTTGAAAGATCGTTATAGCTAATATATCATATGTGTAAACATTTGTAAACAGTAAAAATGAAAATAAATAAAAATATTATCAATTAACAATTATTTCATATGCTAACTTTATCTCAAATACAAAAGATTTATCCCCATAATAAGTCGCCAGAGCAACTTGTTCAAGTGCTTAATGGTCTATTGCCTCAGTATCAAATCAACACCAGGGAACGTCTGGCATGCTTCCTAGCACAATGCGGACATGAGTCAGGCGAGTTTAATAATCTAAAAGAAAATCTAAACTATTCAGCAAAAGGACTATGTGGCACTTGGCCTAAACGATTTGCATCATTATCTGATGCATTATTATATGATAGAAATCCTGAAATGATTGCAAATAAAGTCTATTGTGATAGAATGGGTAATGGTCCTAAAAGTTCAGGAGATGGTTGGAAATATCGAGGTAGAGGTTGTATACAATTAACAGGCAAAGATAACTATACTAAGTTTGCTAAATCTATTGGCAAAACATTAGATGATACTGTAGTGTATTGTGAGACTTTACAAGGTGCTATTGAAAGTGGTTGCTACTTTTGGAAAGTAAACAACCTCAATCAATATTGTGATAGTAAGGATTTTAAAGGATTAACAAAAGCAATTAATGGAGGTCTAAATGGACTAGAAGATCGAATTAGACTCTATAATATTGCTATGAGTGTTTTAGTGGATTAGACGCATCTTCTTCTAATACTAATAGAATATGATCATCTTCCTCTGATATAAGGGCTATGGCAAATCTATTATAACTTGATTGAACATAAATCGGTTTTTTAGAATTGCCTAGAACTTCTTTTAAATAATCAATATTAACTATTCGTTCGTGTCGCATAATGCTCTCACTGGTATAGTAGGAATTAATCTATCATTTGCAACAGTAAATTCTAAATGCTTAGGATAAATTCCTGTATCAATCTTTTCAGATACTCTTACACCAATAATTGGAATAGAATCTTTATTAAGCTTAGAGTATATAACCTTGCCTTCTGTGTAAACTTTTCCGGCAATCCATCCTTGGATTCTTACATTAACATGCATAACAGCATTTTCCAGAACATCTCGTTTACTTAGATTATTAATATTCATAATTATTTTAAAATAATTTTTGATTCAGGTACTACGATTGGACTGAATACTCTTTTGTATTCTGCTACTAGTGCATCAGCAGGTTCTGCCTCAATTGCAATAGAATGTACATATACTTTAATTACACCTTTAGCAAATGGCATAACAGGAGCAATTGCTACTCTAACTCCCGATTCAGTTTCCTGTAGCACAATATTTGCAGGATTTTTAATATAGTAATATTCACCATATTTACTATCAACAACTTCCCCAATCATATCTTCACCAATTTGGGATTTAAATGCTTTAATTTCATTCATCATAATTTCTCACTAAAAATAAAAGAGGCCCCCGATGGTGCGCAAATCTTACGGATGCATTGGGGGCGCATGTTATACTATATATTCGAAGGATCTTCCTTCTCATTTAATAATACAGCTCCTGCCGCTGCACCATTACCAATCAGAATTTTCCGCAATTTTCGACTCTCAGGGATTACATTTTCAAGATAAACAGAAAGAATTCCATCTACAAAATGGGCATCTTTTACGACTACAGTATCTGTAAGACGAATAGTTTTTCTAAAATCTTTAGTACTAATACCTTTATGAAGATATATTGTATTATTAGTGTCAGCCTTTTGAGTGCCAGTGATAATCAATACACCATCTTCAACAATGATACTAAGTTCATCTTGTTTAAATCCAGCAACTGCTAATTCCACAGTATATTCATAATCATTAGTTTTGATTATATTGTGTGGAGGATAGAGTTTAGATTGATTTGGTTGAGTTGACGCACGTTCCATTTCTTCTAGTATTCTTTCAATACCTAGAAATTGATTGAAATATGACAATGTATTATTTTGATAAGTCATTTTATGTCTTCCTTTCGGCAAGATTAATATTGTTTCTATCCTTACGGCATAGAAGGTTAAGGTGGTAGTTCTTTAAAGTCAACCTACCAATGACTACCGCTACTTCGGGAGAAAGGGCGTTCTTTATTCAGAGTCGTTTGCTGACCCTGATTTTTCAATATCTTTTTCTGCTAATTGCACTTCAGCTACTTGTTTGATTTTAGCCCAAGTGCCTACACTTTCTTCAAGAGTCAATTTACCAAGTGCTTGTAATACTTGATTCACTTCTTGCACGTTCAATTCAAATTTTAAAGTTACATCTTCAATTTTTTCAGCCATTTTTATTTCCTATATGATCCACCAATGGTATATTTATTTGCCAAAATCCAATTAGATTTATCTTTATATGATACAATCTTAATTTGAGATAAAGGCGCTCTTGATTCTGCTTGTGCAGCGTTTACTATATTTAACAATCCCCATTCAGCTAAGAGGCTTGCTATAGCATTTCTTCGTTCAATATCATTTACAGTGATACTAGACTCTTTTCCATCTAAACAGAATAATTCTTTAAAATGACAAATGTAATACTTACCTTGCTTATGTAATATATGACAAGATTGATATAATGTATTATCTTTTTTAGAAGCCACTCCGATTCTAGTTAATGTTTCACAGACTTTTAAAAATGCATCAGGGTCAGGCAATGTCACTTCGAGCAATGATTCCCATGACCAATCGTAATATATATCCATTATTTGGTTCCACCTTTATACAATTTTTGTTCAATAATAGCAAGTTGATCATTAGTTAATATTTCTAATGCGTGTCTTGCCTTTTCATCAGAATATTTAAAATATTCCTTAACTAATAAAAATGATTTTGAGTCTTTTTCTTTTTTGGCCCATTTACTAAATCGTTTCTTTTTAGTTATAGTATTTATCAAATATTTAAATTGCATATCAGGGTCTAGATTATAATGGATATTCATTTCGTTGGAGTATAAAATTGTATCTGCATATTGAGATAATCCTCTATTTACCATAAATGCATTATAATCTTTAGATGCCTGAGGATCTTGGAATAGATCTTCTTTAGTCTGTGTAATAGCATTAATAAAATCAAATGGGTTCATTATATAAGTCCTATTTCTTTTAGGTTTTCATCTGTAATTGCAAATCTTTTATTTGGAAATCGTTCTATTAATCTATCTTGTAAGGATTCAATAGTATTACCATGTGAAAGATAATTATGTTTTGAATCATACATAAAGATAATATCATCATGAACCTCCAAATACGATAGAATATCTTCCTTTCCTATAGGTTCATCTTCTTCATCATAATATTCTTCATCATCTTCCCATTCTATATACAATTCACCTGATTCAAATTTTTGAATGGTTCTACGAATACCTAGAAAATATCCTATAATGAATAATAATACACCTAATCCTACAACTAGATAATCCATATCAATCTCTATTTAAATTTACAAGAAGACATAATTTCAGTCATTGCACTCATTATATTTATTTCTTGGTCTGCAACAAAAGAACTTTTAAATTGATAATCCGCAAGAATAATAATTAATTGAGGAATACTAGATTGATCTAAAATATTTATTGCATTATCATATAGATGTCTAAATA